TTTAGCATTTCGCATGAATCAAGATACAACATTGAAAGTGCTTGCAGACTTGGGAATAATACAAGTTCACGACCTTCAGCTAAATCTTCAAGGGCTACTGCTGATAATGGAAACTGCAAAGTCCCATACTCAATAGTAGAAAAACTGCCCTGCTGAATATGTGAGTCAATGATTGACCATGACATTCGTGTTGCCTGGTAAACATCTTCTCTTGGCATTGGCTTGTACTCTTCACCTATCTTTACAGGTACAACAGTTCGGCTACCGCCTAACGGTGACGGTGGTTGTTCATTGGGGATTTCCTCATAAGGCTTCTGCATTGGAGGGAATAACGCACCACTATTCAATGTCTGGATAATAGATATTGACTTGTTAGCCTCATCATATAAATCACGGGTTAACCATAATATTGATTCACCGCGATTCTCTTCCATATCATCGTCTTGGAACATGAGCCCTGCTGGAGATAATGCTATAGCTACTGGAACTTCCCCAGTATCGTTACTCTCTTCAAGAACGACCTTATCATTTACATATAGATAATTAGCATCCCGTGTCCAGAAATCTCTGACACTACCTTTTTTCCCTACATTCCCAACCACATCGCCATAGGTATTCTTTAATGCAGCGCCACTTTGAGTATAATTACGATTAGCCCACGCCAATCCGTCTTTATCAAATTCATACTGGACAAATAGCATATCCCAAGGTGTTATCTCAACCTTAAGGTTTCCCTCTTCATCAATCTCTGAGATAACTCTTTGCCCTATTCTCCCACGTACATTTATCATATTGCTATGAAACACAAATGCCGGTGCTTCCTTACGCTTAGAAAGCAGGTTATCACCAAGCAAGAAACATTGTCTATAGAATGTCTCAAGTTTAAAGGTAATATTATCTTTCATCCCTTCGCCTGTAACGACAATCTGCTGATTAGCATTTGACGTTAAAGCATTTGCTCTATTACAGAATATTGCAGCCTTTGGTAGCGTAACATGGTCACAGTTCGGAATCTTCTTGCCTCTGTCATCTGTCAATGTATAAGGTTTACGCTTTGCCAGGTCTGCGTCTACTCTCATTCTCTTATATAAATTAGAGAAATCACTCTCCTTATCTTTAATGGCTTGTAGTGCTTCCCCTGATGTAATGCTCATAGATTATCTCCTAGTAATACCAAACTGTCTGTGCAGACTTTTTAGTACCCATATCCGGATTAAATTCTGATAACAAATACCCTTCGGCACTCATATAATGGTAATCAGATTCAGCGTGTATCTTTTCAGTGAGTGTATCATCCTTGCTTACTTCATAAGAGAATGACATCTTCTCATCAATGTAATCACTGAGGTCACTGAATATATATATCTTGCTTTGAGCGTGTAATGAATTAACACGCCTGATTCGTTCCCACTTATCATTACTGAGTTTAGGTTCTAATACCGGCCAACCAGCAATAGTGTATCCATCCCTTGCTTCCTGTTCCTGATGGTTTCCACCAACCCTACGCCTCATTACCTCACCCTTACTTAATTCCCTGAAGTTACCTGCGTGTTCTACTACACTGGCTTTCTTTTTATATGTCCGATACAGATATAGAAAACCTGTAGCCGGTTCCATTGCATACCATAACGAAGCAGTATTTACCCTGCCGAAGTCCATTGAGAAGTATCTCGGCCAGTCCTGCGGAATCGCAAACCTTGGGATAACACACATATCTGACCGGAACGCATCATATACAAGCCCTTCAGATGACGATAGCACTTCACCAGCAAGTTCCTGCCTGCCTAACTTAGTACCCTGATATTTGTTCATTACATAATTAATGAACTCAGGAGCAAGATTAGCTTGGTTTTCCAGTGTATGACCTGCTGTAACTGTTACCTTCGGGTCTTTAATAAGATCAAGTATCAGCTTAATCGGTCTTGGAGTAGTAGTAGCGATAGCCTGTGGGTTATCTCCTATCCTCAATCCGAACATAACATTATCCCATGTGTCTTGAGGGTATTGATACTTTGCTGGCTCATCAAGCCAGACTTTCATGTGCTGCGGACCACGCAACTGATCAGGTTCATCACCTGAATATATAATAGCCTGTACTCCATTCGGCCATGTTAATCTTCTCTTTGACGGTTCGTATACTGGCATAAACCAAGGCGGTGATACCTTGAGGATTGAACTCTCTCCAATCTCTACCATAGTATCTCTGGCATCAGCCTTCGTCTGCCCTATCAAAGCAATAGGAGTGTATCCTTCCCAAGCCCACTTCCGCACCATTTCACTACCTATTCTCGTTTTGCCATAACCACGACCTGAAAGTATCAACCAAATATACCATTCTTCAGGCGGCATCTGTTTATCTCTTGCCCAGAAATCCCACTTATATAACAGCGCTGCCTTCTCTTTCGGAGTAAGCTGTTCCATCAACTTAACTCTATCATCAGGAGACATTTTGTTATATGATGTCGCTGTTAATGGTATATCGCTTTCTTTTGTTTTTGTTACCATTTATTCTACCTCTGGACTTTCCGTTTCACGCTTACGGAAATAAAACTGCCAGGATAATGTCAGCATCGCTACAAAGAAACCAGTAACAGTCCCTAATCCCATTCCTGAGAATAGTGCCATTGCCGGGTCCAAATAATCAGCCGGTTTACCCATGACAAAGAATATGAAATACGCCATGAATGTAAGCCATGCGACAAATACAATCAAAAATATCAAGAATAAAACAAATCTGTTATCTACTTTCATATTATCTCCCTACTCCCATACACCATATTCAAGAAACTTACCATCTTCATCAAACTCAAATAAACAATAGAATCCATAATAACCATTACCTTCTGCTATTGATAATTCATTTTTCTTTTCAATCGTATATTCAATCCTTCCATAAATGGTATGTGGTATAGGCTTCTCAATTAATTCAGTAGTATATTCAATGCCTAATCCATCGAACATAGCCTTTAATGATTCAAGTTGTGTCATACTATCTCCCTACGAAAAACCTTATATCGCTTCCTTGCCAATCACTTAACGTCTGTGATAATGTGCCTGATTGCGGTTCAATCCACCAGAACTCTTTATTATCAGAAATAAACCAGTTCAATGCGTGCTTGTTTGTCCAGATAAGCCCTGCAAACTCAGCAAATAACTTAGCGGCAAAATCATCGCAGTCATGTTCTTCCCGGATGTAAACCAGCTTTGATACTTCCTTCATACCTGTGCTGTTAAGTACATCATCTTTCGAGTAAACCTTTAACTGTATGTCCGGCAGGTATATCTCTGCGTCATTATCACCAAGTTCCTCAATCTTATCCAGGAGAATACTTGATGCCAAGTGCAGGTCAATAGTTCCAGCAGGTATTAGCACCGGCTCTACAACAGGTGTTACACTATCATCACTACCACCTAGTAACTTCCCTATCAATATCAGTAGTTTACCTATCTGTTTCTTCATTCATATCACCTGACCAGAAATTCAAATAGTGTCTTTACCATGAATAATAATGCCGCAGCGCATACGCAACTTGCTGCCCACCATATCGGCCTCATTATCCCACGCATTAACTTATTGCTAAGTAAATGGATACTTGCTAATATCACGACATTTGTATTAGCATCCTTCCAACCTCGCTCCCCATTGACAAGTTCATCAACAGCTTCTTTCCCCATTCGGTCAAACATGCCATTTTCCATATTACTCTCGTCTTCCTTTATCTTAGCATTACTATATACTCTAGCTATCTGCATTTGAACCTCTTTCTTAATTCCTTTGTAAATACATCATGTTCTCTAATTCAATAGGTGTGTAATATACGAAACTCCACGTCTTGTTATATAACATGGGTATGAATATTAACCCTATCTGTTTCATTATTCCATTCCTTTTAGATAAGTAACCGCATCTCTCATGTTACTTATTAATTTACAACATTAACCGTATAATGGCTACAAATACCCTTATCTTTTGTCCAGATAAAACTTTCCGTAGCCGGAACACCACTTACAAAATCTAGGTCAACGTGCCAAGCATCTATCTGGCTTAAAGAAGGTATCTGGCGTATAATAACCCCACCTTCGGTT